TCAGAATATATAGCACTCACAATTGGAGCTTTTACTATATAATCTACAGCACTCCATCCGCCCCATATTAGATATTTTCTAAATATTCTAACTATTCTATTATATTGTAAATTACTTATTTTAGAACTTACATCTCTAGCAATTTCATTGTGCTCTAATATAGCTAAACTAAGATCATTATGTTTAGTATCTCCTAAATGACACAACATATTAGGTATATTAAATGTATTGGTAGTTAAAGCTTTAAAATAATCTTTACTATTAAAGTATCTTCCAGCTAAAGACTCAACAATTGATTTATGAACTCCTTGAAATAAAGCTTTAGTAATAGCTGGGAAATTGTTACCTAAGTTAGAAGCTGTAGCATATGCTCTAATATTATCTAATATTTTAGTAATAGATACATTATATCCAAGTATGTTAACTGTAACAGGTCTCTTATATTGACCATACAGATTCATATCTAATAAATCTTGATATCTATGATATAAATTACTCTTATCTCCAGTGATATCTTGTTTAGATCTAGTAGTAAAATTAAATTTAGTAAAATCTCTTTTAGCTATCTAATTTTTTATTAATTCAAAATCAGCTTGTTTTTCATTTTTCAATCTATAATTTTCAGCCATTCTAGAGTATTCTACTAACATGCCAACTAAATTTCTAGATATATGTTCTGGATTATCTAAAGCTTTTATATAATGTGTGGGAACAAACTATAATTGAGATCCGTCTGGTTTCTATGTAAAATTATCTAAACTATATTCAGCATCATCCTACTTAGCTATAACATTGTCCAAAGAAAATGCTTTAATACCTTTAAAGAATTCATTTCCTCTACAAGTAAAATCTACTATATCACCTGTAATCTATGGAAGTTTATAACTCTCACGATTCTTAAGATAACCAATTTTGTTGTTAGCTTCATTCATAGTATTAACTATGATATCGTATATCTGTTTCTTTTGTGGAGTATTAGTTGCTTCTTTAAAAGCTTTAGTATTATCATATAGTGATTTCTTTGGTTGATAATATTCAGGATCTTCAAAATTGTAATTTTCATTAACTAATTCTGAGTCTTTATCTAATTCCTAGTTCATCCTACTTAATCTCATTTCTATATATTTAGTATCTTTAGGAACTAACATTTTATAATAAGACACAGGACTAGGTTTACCATTTATCCAAGTGTGAGATCTTTCTACCCATTTATCATATTCTTCTGTGCCTAAACTCTTATATTTCTTTTTATCTGCATAATACTCAGGAGTTTCTACTATCTTAGCTATTTTAGAAAATTCAGATTTACTACCTTTATGTTTACTATATAAATTATTTAATTCTATATCTATTTGTAATAATCTGTCTTTTACCTATTCCTATAACTTATATGCATCAGTTAAAGGTTGATTGTTATTTCTACCTAAATTTAATAGTTTTTTTCTTTCTTCAATTAAGTCGTCATATACTTGTTGATCCTATCCCATATTAGCTCTTTCTAAATTCTAAAGTAGATTAGTAAATTCTTCAGAATACTGGTAACTAATATTACGTTGCAACCATTTATTAAATAAATCTTCAGACAGTTCTTGCTTTTTTTTATCTATTATACTCTATATTTCTTCTTGAGTATATTTATTTGATTTAATCTTACCTTTTCCTATTACTTCATAGAATTTCTACAAATCCTCAGCTATTCTTTTATCTTCTCCATCTTTAAGCTAACCATTTTGATAATAATCATTAGCTAAGTTTCTTTTAACTGAATAAAGACTATCTAACTACAACCATTGTTTATTTGTAAGTAATTCTAAATGTGGTCCATATTCATCAGTAACATCTTCAATTAACGTATTTATTTCAGAATTTAGTTGTTTTAGACGCAATCTAGTATTTGGGTGAAGATCATTATAAGCTCTATAATATTCAGGTTTAAATTTTCTTTCGCAATGTTGCTCAAGCCATTGTTCTTTTTCTTTAAGATAATTATAATAATTTTCTAATTCTAATGCTGCATAATTATTATCTATAACTCCGTATTTTGAATCTAATTCTGATAGAAATTTTTTCATATCCTATCTAAACTAACCATAATTTCTATCTCTGACTAGATATCCAGTAGTATTTCCTTTATTATCCTTTTCAAAGTAAAGTAAACAATCTTTTTTATCAATTTTATCAAACTCTCTTATTAATGTCTATGCTTTATTGTTAGCAAATCTACCAACTTCATTATTAATATCAGTCATAAGTCTATGAGCTAATCTAATAGCTAAATCGTCTATAGACTTTGTACTCTGTAATATTACACGTAAATAATTAATATCGGAATTAGAATTATTAAGCCTATCATTAATATATTGTTCAACGTCTTTGTTAGGAACTTTATAAGCTTCTGAATACTACTTAACTAAGGATTCTACTTTACTTTTTAATATACTATCGTATTTACCTGATATTTCTAAATATGCTCTGTAAATTAAATTCAACCTTGTATTTAATTGATTTAAAGTATCTTTATCTAGATCATTAAAATATCCTTGTAGATTTAATCTTTTATTTATTTCATTAATCATAGGACCATAAAAATCTAAGAAATCGTTCTAAAATTGTAGTAATCGTTCATTACTGATCAAATCAGGATTCATATAAGCATTTCTAATACGTTTTACTACAGGTTTAAAAGCTATAGAAGATTCTTTAATAAAATCAACTAATACCCATAAATCTTCACCTTTCTAAAGCATATCATGATACATATCAATTTGCTATTGTAATTTAGCTAATTGTAACGGTGGATAATTTTGTGCTCTTAAAGATTTATAACGACCGTTTAACCCATTCATAATTTTATCTAGAATCTTTTTACTATCTTTAGACAATTTGTTTAAAGACGGATCGTTATCTTCCATATAAAATATACCATCTCCAAGTCTATTTATATCAGGATTAATGTTTCTATTTTCTATTATATCTGATATTTCATTAATTAATTTTGTAGTAGTATATCCTTCTACTTTATTAACTAATTTATTTAATCCTAACATCCAAAGAACACCAGTTAAGAATTTACGCCAAGTAGACATATCATGTTTGCCAACTAAATCTCTAAAAGCAGTATTAGACATTATTTCAGAAATGAACTCTTTTGGTGATTTTAACCCATAATATAAACCTTTACGTGGATATTCTTTTTCAGGAAATGTATTAATAAGTTTATTATAGATAATATTTACATGCTATCTAAAAATACTATTGTTATCATATTCTGATACTGTATATGCATGTATTAATTCGTGATTGAAATGTTTTGTGATATCTTCTGGTAGCTCTCTATTAAATGTTTTATCTAACACTTCTATAGTATTTGTATCAGAATAGTAAGCCATAGATCCACCTAGCTCTTTTACTAATTTTACCTTTATGTTTCTCAATATATTTGGAGAAAACTACTTCATTAAGTCTTTAGCAAATTGTTCTTGATAATATAATCCACTATTAACCATATTAGATATAGTAGTATGAGCATCTGTTTCTGTAAATAATTTTGGAAACATAGATAACTGCATATCCATATGTTCTTCTACTGTTTCTGGTATATAATGCTATATCATAGCATTAATAGCAGAAGGTCTATCACCGTTAAACTCCTTTAGGTATCTAAGAAATACGGTAGACTAAGCTCCATCAGGAGCCTAGTCAATTGCATAACCGTTGTTTTCAGATACTATATAATATGCAGCATCTTCGCTGCCTAATACAGCAGTTAATTCATCTACTGCTGCTTTAACTTCTTTATTTTTTAAATTTAAACACTGCATAATTATTATCCGTTACATTCATTCTTTCTTTGTTTGCCTAACTGAGTTAGTTTAGATATAGTTTCTTGTTGTTTAGATTCGTTTCTAAGTTCTTCTCTAATTTCCATAAGTAATCTACTAAATCTGCCATTATCTTGTTCTTCACCTTTTGCATTTTTATGAGTGATAACTGCATCACCTGTTGCCAACAATTTATTTAGAGCCTTAGAATTCTATTTAAACGATTCTTCTATAGCCTCTTTCAATATTCTATCAGAATCTTTATCCCACTTGGCTTTATCTAAATTAACTACACTTCTACCCATTCTACGTGCCTCTGAACCAGTAGCAGTAGTAAACTTCTTCATATCGTTTGATAATGGTTGTTCTTTATTGGTATACCACAATTTCTATGCCTAGAAAGCTCCCTCTACAGTATCATATTTCATACCGTAAAATTCAAAAGGTCTGTGTGCAAAATTACTTAAATCAGTATTCTCATTAGTACCAGCATATATATTAATAGTGGGTTGGTCACTCTATAATGTAGGAGTACCTAATTTATTATTAGTAACAATATATACATTTTCTCTAGCCCTAGATACTGCTACATATTTAAGCTATTGCTGAGTATCAGTGTCAAATGCTGCACTAGTAATAGTATCATAGTATATCATTACTTTATCATAAGTACCACCTTGAGATTTATGGATAGTATGAGCATAACCATAATCTAATGATTTCTTAATCTTAAGTCTACCGTTTTCAGAATAATCTTCCATTGTTATGGTATTTAATTTAATATCAGATAAAGCTTTTTGTGCAATACGTACTGTATCAAAATCTCTAGTCATAAATGATTTAGATATCATCTTATTGATACTTTCTATTTCATTAGCTATAGATTTTAGATTCTAAGAACTAGTATTATTATCTAATACAAATATTTTATCAGATACAACTTCGTTGTTCATAGCATTAATTAATGTTACTTCATATCCTTCTACTTCTGCTATTACACTACTATTAATTGTAGAAATGATCTATTTACTAATTTTATTGCTGACAGAAGACACTTTATAATCTATACTATTACGTATAATTTCAGCCTGTGCTTCGCCATCATTTAGAGTAATATTATCGTAACCCATTAATAAATCACCTATTTCAATCTAATTAGGATTATCTCCATACAGTTGTTTTCTAATCATATCATTTACAGTAGGTATCATAGCATTAGTAGCACTAAGTATTCTAAAATTAAAAGGATTAGTTTTATATTCGTTAGAGTTAACTATATCTTTTATAATCTAATTAGGTTGTTCACCATCGTGCATATATTCAACTCCATATCCATTTATCAACTTTGTAGTAAATGATAATGATTTTCCGTTACGCAAATTAGTAGCTTCTTCTAGAATAGGGTTGTCCCCAGTTCTTTCTACTTTAGTAAGTTCAACATTTGTTGCTTTATTCTAAAATACAGGAGATAAACTATTATCTGATACTGGAGATAATTGTGCTGGATCTCCTACGTATATTACTTTTATATTATTTTCTTTTTTGAAATCTTCAACAAAGTTATATAAACCTTTACTAACCATTGAAGCTTCATCAATTATAAGCAACTGTCCAGGTTTAATTTTAGGCTTGCGTATTTGTTCTGTTTTCAATTTCTTAAGATCATAATTACCACCATCTAAATCGACAATTGGTGATAAACCAAATGCAGAATGTAAAGTAATAACGTTTGATTCAGGATTATTCATCCTAGTTACAGCATTAGCTCTATGAGTTGGAGCACTAAATAAAGGTTCGATGCCAACACTATTTAAGTATTTATTGAATATACTGATTATACTAGTTTTACCAGTACCAGCATATCCGGATAGTGTTACACTATTATCATACTTGTTTGGATTATTAATAAAGTCTTCTAATATTAATAACGCATGTTCTTGTTGTTGATTTAATTTAAACGGAGTATATACAACTTTTCCATTTCTAAATGTAATGTGATCTCCTACTATACTATTAGTTAATTCATATTCTACTGGTTCTAAAGCTATAGAAGTCGTAGAAGTAGACTACTAATTTCTAGTAGGAACTCTTTGTAATTCTTCTAAGTTAGTATTTAAAGCTACTGTAACAGGTTTGTAATCACGTACTAATTCTATATCTTTAATAATACTAGTCCATTTGGATCTATTTATTTTATTCCCTAACTTGATTATTTTTTCTATATCATCTGTACTAAATGCAGATTTAGCATCTAATGCTCCATCAATATTATTAAATGCAAACATAGAGTTAGAATAATTATCATATTCTTTTATTACTCTACCTTCCTGATTCAAACCTTTTTTGTTAGTTATTACATATACTGGACGTTCTTGATCTTTATCATCAAATATATTACCAACATATTTATATAGTATAGTATTAGCAGGATTATTATCATATCCAACTTTTACCTTTATATAAGGAGTATATATATTCTATTTAGCTTCATTTTTACCTACAGTTTTATAGTTAGGTATCATCATAACTGGATACTTATTTCCATTGCTATTTTTATTCTCACTATATAATACAGGAAATTGTAACTATTCTTCTATCTATTCTGTTTCAGAACTAAATACTTTTTTATATAATTGAGCAGACTTAACTATTTTATTATTAGTCCAGTTATTTAGGAAAAAGTTATCAAAATCTAACATAGTAGAATTAAAGTTTTCAGTCATACTTCTCATATAATCAGCATAACCTGTACTTTGTATAGCACTTATTGGTAATAAGTTAAATATACCATTTTTAGTAAAGTTACCAGCAGTAGTAGCTAACTAATATATTATTAAATCTTGAGCAAATTGCTTTATTTCAGGATAATCTGATTCTAACAATTCTTCCCAATACTAATTAAGATTTTGTTTCAAATATTTATCATCATCTGAAATTCTATTTTTAGTAATAATGTCTGGAGCATTATAATTATCTGTACTCATTTTAGTTAGAGTGCCTAAATAATTTAGTAATTGATTACCTATTTTTCCATCCTATGTCAGCATTTCAGGATATTTACCAGATAATATATCAGATTTAATCTTTGATAATCGCTTAGCCATAGTATCTGTTCCATAGAACATATCATATAAATCAACACCAGACTGATTTAAGAAAGAATATCTTAACGATCCCTCTAATTCATTAGAAATAGTTTTATTTAAAGCCTCATCGTTAGTATCTATTCTATTTATCATAGTAAGTATCTAACTAATAGAAGATTTAAAATCTCTTTTACCTCTGATCATTATATTACTAAACATGTCAGAAGGACCTACTATACCATTATTTATTTTGGTCATTAAGAATGTACTATTGAGATAATTTAATATATCATCTTTATTAAACAGAGTAGAGTTAGCTATTAAACTCTTTAATCTATATAAAAATCTATCCTATTCAATAAAGTTACCACCAAATCTCTTAGTATCTACCTAAGACAACTAAACTAATTTAGACATATCTTGAGCTAAATCATTAAGTTGAATAAACAGTTCTGATATTAATATTTGATTTTTATAATAGTTATAAGATTCTTCATTAGTGAGATTATCTTTTTGGCTTAACTATAACTGTTGTATTAAGAAATCTCTATCAGTAATATCAGTTGCAAAATCTTCTATAGTATATAGACCAGTAGATCTACCTTCACTATCTAATTTCTGCATTACTACATCTCCTGTATTACTTATCTCTAAGTCTAATTTCTTTATACCTAATTCAGTAGCTGCTTTTTTGTATTTGTCATAATAAGATTTACGAATAGATGTAATTTCATCTTTAACTATAGCAGTTTTACTTTTACTATCATCTACTCCATATATACCAGATGCTTTATCATAAGCACTAGCCATATCTTTAAGTATTTGTTGTGGCAGGAAATAAAAAGTATCTTTACCATAACCAACTCTAAGTAAGAAATTACATATATTATAAGTGTATTGTCTCACATTAAGTCTAATAACATATGGATCTTTGGCTACGTCTACATGCGCATTGATCATAGCAGATATCCAATCTAATATGCGTAAACCTTCTTCCTATATTTTTATAGGATTACCTTGTTCATCTAATAGTATATTACCTTTTTCATCTCTTTGATATACTATTTCATTTCTACTCTTAATACCATCAAGTCCTACAAAACCTAATCTTTGTAATAAAGATATATCAGAGAATTTAAGATTAGCTAATTGAGTTAATACATGATTTTTATTATTAAGAGCAAAAGGACCAATACCTGTTTTACCACCAGAGTATTCGTACTTTTTATTCATTTGATAAGTTGGAGATAATTCTCTAAATGGTATTCTGTCTCCCAATTTACCCTTACCGTCTACAATAGGAAGTATTTCTTCTTTGATTATTCCTGTTACTTTATCTAGTGGAAGTCTAGTTTCATCGACATTTTTTTTATCAGTAAGTACAGATAAGTAAGTATCTAATAATAGATTTTCGTTAGCTTCTCTACTATTAGCTTCATACATATTAGTAGGACTACCTATACTTTCTAACCAACGGTTATACAAAGTAATAGTAGCTGAGTATCCTCTATCTGATTCTTCTAAATTTCCACCTTGTTCTTCTGTATACC